CACTTATTCGTGGTAACCAAATTCATAGGGATAACCCTCTGATGAAAGTGTATTTGCTTTTACTTTTTTAGATAAAAGGTCATATTCACCATTCAAAGCGCTATCTCCGTGCATAGTTGCATACTTTTTACTGGTTGTTACCCAATCACCACTATTAATATCTTTAACGCCTTTAGGTACTGCACGATGTACTTCAACTATATTTTCAGGCTTGCCTTTTGATTTCAACGCAGCCATATACCATTCATGGTCTATAGTTGGGTCATTAATACCATATAGTCTTTTACCTTGTTGGGTATATACATCGGCTGGCATAATTTGATGTAACGCATCTAATGTCCCACCATATTCTTTTGCATTGGGGGCTGTGTGTGAGCCTCTATATTCACCAGGAGTTAACACTTTTTCTAATTCTTGAGCAATTACTTCTTTTCGTGGCAAAACTTTACCAATGCTACCCATCATATTGGGCATTAACTGAGTAAATTCTTGCATTGCTTCTGGGCGATAATTAGGATTAGGCTGACCTGTAGCCATATCTGTTTTATACATACTAGCTATAGTTTTATCCATAGCTTGTTGCTTTTCAGCTAATTGCTGGGGTAATGTACGAAAATGCTCTGTTATAGGGTCAGCAAGGGTTGACTCCGTTGGAGGAATATATCCTTTTAACGCATCAGCAAGCGTAGCCATAATCAGCCAATGTCAGCGTCATGTAGCTTGTTCATAGCTTTAGCTAACTTCTCTTTACGCTTTAGTCTATCGTTAATTTTCTTATTCAGAATGTCTTTATCGCTACCAACATTCTCTTCTTGCTTGCGTTTGTCTTTTTTGCCGACTACGGATGGTAGGTTAAACATTACATCTCACCTTTTTCAGTCTTTTTAGACTCTTTTTTGGTTTCGCCTTTTTCTTCTGTGCCAGCCATGTGTTTAGCATAAGCAGCTTCTAGCTTAGACTTTACTTTACCTCTAGCATGGGTGCGCTGTTCGGACAATGCGATTGCCAATGCTTGTTTCTTAGGTTTTCCTGCGGCAACTTCAGTTTTATAGTTTTTACCTACGCTTTGGGCTGACCCACTTTTGTCCATTGGCATGATTATTTCTCCTGTTTGTATGATTTTAGCAAATCTATTGCTTCTTGTTCATTATTTACTCTAAATAAATCACCACCTTGCCAGCCAGCTATAAACTTTAATTGGTCAGGCGTAAAAACTTTATCTGCGCCATCTTTTACTTCAATTAAAATGGTGTGTCCTTCATAAGCGCATAATAAGTCGGGAATACCCTTACCCACCATGTGAAGAAGGTGTACATCAGCCCCATAATCTCGTAGTGCTTTTACAACAGATGCTTGATTTTTATCAACTTTTTTAATATAAGACATAATTGTATGTTAGTGTTCTTTTACTTGTTAAGGGGAATTCAATGTACCATTTAAGCGATGAAGAATGGATTGCAACCTGGAAAGAATGTGGCTCAGCCGTTGTAATGGCAACAAAAATAGGTGTTAGTCAGCGCTCAGTATATAACAGAAGAAGGTCAATAGAAGCAAGGCATAAGATTGAATTGCCTTCAGTAGATGACCAGCGTTTTGACCAGTTAAAGAAAATCGCCCAAACTACAGGACATACTCGCAGGGGTATGGATATAGAAAAAGGCAGAGTCATCGTCTTTAGTGATGCGCACTTCTGGCCTGACGATACCACCACAGCGTTTAAAGCACTCTTAGAGATGATTAAAGAGTTTAAGCCTACGGCAGTAGTCTGTAATGGCGATGCGCTGGATGGGGCTAATTTAAGCCGTTTCCCACGCCAAGATTGGAATAAAGTACCTACTGTCAAAGAAGAGTTAGAAGCCTGTCAGTATTACTTAGGTGAAATTGAAGCAGTTTCTAAAGGGTCTAAGTTGTTTTGGCCTATGGGAAACCATGACCAAAGACTAGAAATGTCTATTATTGCTAATCTTCCTACTTTTGAAGGTGTATTTGGTACTTCATTGCGGGATTACTTTCCTATGTGGCAGCCTTGTTGGTCATTTTGGGTAAATGAAGATACTTGTATTAAGCATCGCTGGAAAGGTGGCTGGACTGGTGGTAGGAATAATGCGGTCAATTCCGGTGTAAATATGATTACAGGTCATACCCATGTCTTATCTTCTATTCCATTTAATGATTACAACGGCACACGCTGGGGAGTCCAGACTGGGACTTTAGCCGACCCTATGGGGCAACAATTTGCCTATACTGAGGATACCCCTAAAGATTGGAATAGCGGTTTTGTAATGCTATCTTTTGACAATAGCAAAATGCTTCAGCCTGAGATTATTCGTGTATGTGGTGAAGATGCGGTAGATTTTAGGGGTAAGGTGCATAAAGTATGAAGCTGACTACTCCAATCCTTCGTAACTTTTATAATGCCCTGGTTGTTTGCCATCCATTTACTAAATGGGATATGCCATTAGCAGCCCAAATAGACTTTGTAGTTGATTCAGATGACGCTATTATGGGTAGCTATATGTATGAAGATGGGGAAAAGTATGAGCATACTATTACTATTTCATCGGCAAAATGTGGGCATATATCGACTGTAATTCGAGTCCTCTGTCACGAAATGGCACATTGTAGTTTTCATCGGCAAAAAGGTGACAAATGGTTACAACATGGCAAACCATTTAAGACTCGTTGCAAGATGATTTCTGACGAATTGGGTTTTGACCCACTTGAGCTTTAATTAACTTTTCTAATTCCCTAGCAAATCTATAGCGTGTTTGCCATTCATTAGCGGAAGCAACGCCTCGTAATCCTAAAGAATACCAAGCGTTTTCAATTTCTTCATCTGTCAACTCAGCACTATCCATAGTGCGATTAAAGGTGCGAATAGCACAAATACACCAAAATATAGTAAAAGGTCATTCATATTAGGGCTAACAAATCTTCTTCAGAGAAACCCCAATGCTTTTCAAACCCTTTATGTCCAAGCTGATGAATACTGGTATCGCCAAGTCGATGATGAATGGCGCACAAAGGGATGACAGGTGCAAGGCTTCTTTTGCCACCATATCGTCTGATGTGGTGCATTTCAACGGGGGAATCGTCAAGGTTTCGTACGTCTGTTTGTTTGCACAATATACAGCCCAGTCTTGCCAGTTTTGCATAATTGTCTTTTTCTGCTTTAGTTGCCATCTGCCCATTCAAACCATTGTTTGTAATACGCTATAAATTCTTGCTTGGATGTACCAATTTTGATACATGACCCATGTGGCTGCACTAAGAAAAATTCTTCAATTTTCATACCATTGTCAGTATCACCTATTACTATAACAACAATAAAATCAGCTTTACCAGCTAGTGCTTGCAACATAATACGCTGACCGGTACTTACTTTTTCTTTGGGGCGCTTCCATTCCATTACAAAAAACTTGCCATTTCTTTCAGCAATACCATCTAAATCACTAGGCGTAAATTTAGGACTATTGGGGATTACCCCAACAAAATCCCCATAATCAACATGAGAAGCTAATAAAGACCGCATTAAGACAGCCATTGTTTTCTTATCTGGTCATAAGTAGCAAATTCTAATTTAATGGTTTCTTCTGATAACTCATGGGCTAATTGTGTGGCTAATTCATAATCGCATTTAAGCGTAGCGTTATGGTAAGACTTCATTAGTCTTTGAAGTTTAAGGTAGTTTTCAGAATAGTCATTCATCTAGTCATTCTCTCTATGTTTCTATTGCTTGCTTCTTGTGTGCGCCATGCTTCAAATCTCATCTTGGCACTTTCTAACTTCCATCTAAGTGCTTCGGCTTTTTCTGTCGCCAATCCAATGGCCTTACATAATGACTGGTAAGCCTCGCTACGATACGCTTCTCTTTCTTGCGCCCCAAGGCTTTGTTCTGACGATTCAGACATTTTAATAGCCTTAAGGCTAGACTTAAATGCCTCGAGTTCAGCGAGTTCACCTTTCGCTTTGGCATACGCTGGCGCATTTGTGTATATATAGTCGATAGCGTCATTTGGGTCATATTCCTTTTGCATTAATTCTCTCCCCTATCCATTTCATTACAGGTACAGCCATAGAATTTCCTAATGCTTTGTATCTTGGGCCATCTGGACAATTTTCTTTAATGTTTGTGTAATTGTCTGGAAAACCTTGTAATCTTTCACACTCCGTTGGAGTAAGCCTGCGTACTGCATAATTACCAGCAATAAAAGTTTGTGCATGATGACTTTGTACAGATGGTCTTAATGCTTGCAAGGCTGGAGTAACTTCCAATGGTGTAGCACTAAAGTTATTTGCAGTAGCATCTTCTCGTATGCTATACGCTTTTTGTACTATCGGCACATTCC